TTTATATAAGCTGCAAATTTATTACCTTTTTTGGCAATAATAACTTCATTGTTTTTCTTCTTCCCACCCTTGAATTTCTTTACCTGTTTATATCCAGGGTCAAGTTTTTCCATGAGCTCTGAAAACCTTAACATTACTCTTCTTCTTGTTCTTGTTTTCTTTGGACTAAATTTGAAGCCACTTCAACCTTTTTAGCTTGTAACGCATCTTTGAGTTTACCATCAATGATGTTATTAAAAGCCTTAGTTGCATTTACATTGTCGCCAGCGGCAACTTTGTTAATCATGTCTTTTACTTCCATTTTATTTATCCTCTACCTTTATTTATAAAAAATTATATGTCAAGATCATCTAGATCATCTTCATCGCCACCAGCTGCTTTCTCATCTTCCATTTGTTTATCCAAATCTTCAATGTCTTCATCTGTTTGACGTAGAATGTTCTTTCTGACCCATTCGTTTGATATGTATTTACCTACGTATTCATCTAGACTAGCTAGCATTTCAAAACGTTCTCTATACATTTCGCTTTCTTTCAATTCACTAAAGTAGTTATCTTCGATAAAGTCGAATGCTATATCTTCTTTAAATGAAGCCCAATCGTCTTTAGTAATAATTCCCTTTAACAATAATTGTGTTTTCAATAATTGTACAAAGAGATCTGAAAATCTTTTTCTTAGTCTATCTACGAACTTCTTAAATTTAACCTCATCTCGAGATATTTCTGAAGCTCTTCCTAAACTAAACTGTGCACTTTCTTCTGATGTTAATCTTCCAACAGGTACATTCAGTGCTTTATATAACTTCCTTTGGAAATAGACTATATCATCTATTTGCCCTAAGTTTTCACCGCCAGGAAGCGTTGTAATTTCTGTTCCTCTTCCACCTTCTCTTCTTGGTAGGAAAAAGTCTTCAAGCATTGACATATGTTTTTTGTCATCTTTAATATCGCCAGTGCTTGCATCATAAACCAATTTATTTCTATATTGATTCATAATATTTTTTAAATATTCTTCTGCTTTACCTTTTGGTAAATTACCAACATCAATATAGAATATTCTACGTTCTGGTGCTCTACTTATTCTATAGATAACCAAAGAATCTTCCATCATTCTTAGTTGATTTACAGGTTTTAATGCTTTATGTAAATATGATAATATACGTTTTCTATCAGATGATAGCATACCAGATGTACAGTATGCTATAGAATCAGGATGTATCTTTAAACCTTCCTGAGCTTTGTTCATAGTATCATCTTGGAATACAAAGTATTCTTCACCCTTTTTAATTATCTCTGCTCCAGTGTTTGGATCAGTTTCTTTAATAACTTCTTTTACTTTACGAAGTTTAATTGGGTCAATATACCTTAGTTCTTGTATACCCTTAGCTGGGCTTTTATCGTCTATGATAATATGATATGGTAATCTACCATCAATATACCATTTTCTAAAAGTATCGTGCCCATAAGCATTGAAGCTTAATAATGATAATATATTATCAAACTCTTCTCTAATTGTTTCTTTTATATTGTCTGAAGCTTCTAGTTTATCTAGTACTATATTTACTGGTGCTTGATCATGATCACCAATAATAGAGTCATTAATAATATCTTCAATTGCAGCATCACACTCTGGTTGTGTAGAGACATCCCTATACTTAAGTATAAGATCTACTTCATTTGCTGCTTTGTCTCCATCGACATCAATATATTGACCAAAATGTCCTCCAGATTGAATTACACCTGCGCCATCCGATTCAGTATCGGGCACAAAGGAGATTCTATCTGCTTCCTTTTTAGTTTTTCTATTAATTTCGAATCCGAAAAATTCCGCCATAATTTACCTCATATAATCAGAGGGGAAATGAATTCCCCCTCATCTTATATTATTTATACCTCTTACGAAGTAGTGTTCGATTCCCAATATTGTACTTGTAGTTCAACTGTAAACTCTTCAATTGTATTTTCTGAGTCATAGTTAACATCAATAGCACTAATGTTAGTTGGGAAAGCCCCTCTAATGTTGTAGGTTTTAGTAACTACACCTTGCTTGTTTAACTGCTCAACAACAACATCAGCTTCATAATCCGCAGGATCAGAAAGACCAGTGTTACTATTGTGTTCGTTAATTCCATTCATCCAAGCTTCAAAGCCATCTCTTACCTTAAACTCTACATCATTAATGATTGTAAGAGTTACTGGTTCGAAAGTTCTATCTCCAGCTAGCTGAAGTTGTCTGCCTCTGAATGGTACAGGTATTGGTGCAATAACTGAGCTTGGGAACTGAGCTCCTTTACATAAGAAAGAAGTTAGTTCTACATCTCCGCCTGCATATGAAGGAAAGTTAACAGTTGCTTTGAACATGTTAGCACGTGCGCCACCACCTGTTAGCTTAGATTTAAAATCGTCTACGCCTAAAATTGCCATTTGTTATTCCCCCTTTACCCTGCAGTCCCAGCGATTTCTGTAAATTCTACGCCGGATCTGGTTGCAATAAAGTTAAGTGTTATAAAGTTAATCGATCTTGCAGGTTTGATATAAATATCAGCTACAAATTGATTAGAATTAATTACTTGACTAGTGTTATTAGTTAAATCGCAAACAACTAGAAAATCTTCTAGTCCTCTACGTCCTTTTACATTCCTTAAGAAAGGCTCTACTAGATTCTTGAATTGAGCTCTAGTAAATTCGTCGTTAAATTCGAATAGTTGGAATTTAGCTGCAGTACTAACTGACTTTTCTAAAACATTAAATAACCTTCTTACATTGATTCTATCAAATGCAGATGGTTTTGATTGTAATGTTTTATCGCCAAATAAGACTGTTCCTTGTCCTGGAAATGCTACGATTGGATTTACTCTTGCTTTATACAATGTATCTCTATCGGCTTGATTAGGATTGTAAGCTAATTTTGTCACTCCTAATAGTTGTCCTCTGCTAAATCCAGCAGGAGAGAACCATGCATCTGCAACATTATCAGTATTAGCGCATAAACCAGCAACGTGACCAGCAGCTCCAATGTAACGATAAACATCATTGTATTTATCATAAACATATAGCGCGCCTGAATCACATGCAGCGTATGAGCTGGATGTTAATGTGTCTGCAAATGTTTTCACATCTGCTGCAGGGCTTGAAGAACCAACGGTATCTTCAAGAGGTGGTGATACAAAAGCCATACAATCTTTTCTAGCAACTGCTATAGAGATTAAGTCATTTGCAATAGTATTTGCTCCATTTGCATCAGGACATGCAAACAATAAGTTAACATCAACTGTTTCTGCGTCTTCGAATAGGTCAAAGCCTAGTGCGATTTCGCCAACAGTTGGTACGTTATCATCTGTTCCGCCAGCTAAAGAATCTTCCATTGCAGATGTTGGTTTAGCTATTGAGCTTAAACCTGATAGAGCTGATCCAGCATTAGTTAAATTTGAATCATGGTCCATCCATCTTACATACTCAGATTCTGCGTTAATGACATCTACATAATAGTTTGATGTTCCGTCATTTTTCTTAGCATCTGATCCTTGTGAAACAAAAGCAAAAGTTTCTAATACAGTACCAACTGTACCAGAAATTAAGCCGTCTTCATCGATTACAGCTACGTGCATTTCATCACCAAGTGATGATTTGCCTAGCGATACCGCATATTCTGATGTTCCAGGAGCTCCGTCAAAGTTTGAACTATAAGTCCAGCCTGAGAAACTTGAAATACCAGATGAAATTACGCTTACTTTCAGACTATTACCTAAGGTGCCTGGGAACTTTGCAGCCCACTCACCAACAGATCCTTGTCCTGCAGAAAAAGAATTTTCATATACAGTATCATTTTTTATTAAAAGTCCAGCACCGTTAGAAGTAGCATTTAAGTTACCTGTAGCGGATCGAACAACTTTCAAAGCTCCACCATACTTTAAGTATGATGATGCAGTTAGAAAGTATTTTGCAGTATTAGAATCTGGTGTTCCGAATTTCTCAGCTAGTTCCTTTTCAGTACTAACAGTAGTTACTTCTTCAACCGGACCCCAATTAAATACACCTGCAAATCCACCAATACTGGTAGATACCGCAGGCACGACGTTCGTTGCGTCAATTTCCTTGACTTGAACGCCAGGTGATACCTGAATTGCCATCGCTTTACCCTCTTTTTAAATTGAGTTAATATATTAAGTTATCATAATACGGTTATATTCAATATAGTTATTTATACAAATCACGATTTTAGCGTCCCTGCCATTTCGTATCTTGTTCAAACCAAACCGTACCTTCATCATCTTTAAAAGATTCAGGGCCATCTCTACCATCGTTTATTATACCGAATGGTAACATATCATCCTGAATCGCCTTTAATTGTTCTTTGTACAACATATTTTTCATATCTATATTAGATAAAGACTGAAATACATCTGTCGTAGTAAACCATGCAAATAATACTAAATTCATCATTAAATCGTCATGATTAGACCCTGTAGCCTGAAAGGAACTTCCTTTAGACACAAAAGTAGTCATTTCAATAATAGTATTTGCATCAACAATATTGAGTTTTCTTTGTTCTATTAAATCTTTAATTGTAGAACAGCCGATACGTTTAACCCTTCTTGTCATGGTTGCACCGATTGCATTCTTTTTAATTGCTGATTCAACAAACATATTTTCATATTCTAAATCATAATATAGTCCATTACATACAACTGCTCCTTGGTCATTAGACTCAACTATAATATAAGCTTCATTATAAATTGTAGCATATTTGTATGTTATATCTGGTAAAAGCATCGGTGATATATTATTATCTCTAAATACCGCTACCTGTTCAAATGGATCGACAGAAACATCAATAAGAGTAAATGTACTATAGTCCTGTCCTCTACCTTTAGCAACATCAACCGTCATTATATAATCATGACCTTCAATAGGTTCTTTATATACTGATATATTTTCGCTGTGAGTTAAAGGTTCGTGTGATTTCTGTGCTAATAAATGATTAGCTGCTATTAATGTATTACCTCTGCCATGAAAGGTATTACCAAATTCTTGTTCAAATTGTAGCTCTGATGTATTTGATACAGTTTCTTTTTTCCAATTATCATCTCTTCCTGGAACATCCCACCAATCTACTCTAAAAGGTTTAAATTCATTTGTTCCAGTACTTGCGCCTTCCCATAACTTATGGTATACATTACCAACTCCATTTGCCGTAGAACAGATAATAATTTGTGTATCTTTACCAGCAGATACTACTGGATAGGTAGATGTATAAAATTGAGCATCATTTTCTACAAATGCAAACTCATCTAAGAACAATAAGTTAATTGACATACCACGTATAGAACTACCTGAAGTAGCTGCAGCCATAATTTTAGAATTATTTGAAAATTCTATCGAGCCTTTATTTAATGCTTTACAGCCTGGTTGTAAGAAAAAGGGTATATTCTCTAAGGCTAATGTAACTCTAGCTAACATTTCTCTAGCTACTGCGCCTTTATTTGCTAATATCGCAATATTCTTTTCTGGATGAAACAATGCGTACCAAAGTAAGTATACAACTGAAGAAATTGATTTCCCTGATTGTCTACATGCTAATACTATTGAAAATCTGTTACTATTAAAATGTTTAAACATTTTATTTTGATATGGATATAATTCAAAGGGAACTAATCCTTCATCTAAAGAAATAATTTTTACATACTTAATAGCAAAGTATGCAGGGTCTTGCATACATCTTTGATATTCGAGTATTTCTTCTTTAGTAAACTGAGTTTCAACGCCGTCGCGTTTTACTGATGGATTACCAAGATAACCAAATTCGTTATTCTTTATCCTGTGCTGCATCTATTACATTGTCCTTATCTAATAGCATTCTTTGTAGGTCCGTTGTACTGCCTACAAATAGATTATTATTAGTTACTTCTTTCTTTTCATTATCTTGTGTTAAATCTTTTTTGGCTTTTTGCAAAGTCATCAATTTATCAGTCACATCACCTAGATTTTTAATTGATGTTGAGAGAACCTCGAATGCTCGAGGATGTTCTGATTCTCTAGCTAATTCAGCTAAAGTATCTAATGAATAAGTACCTTTAGTGATTAAATCTCGGTATACTTCTCTAGAAAATTCATAATCGTCTTTAATGTCTTTCTTAGTGATAAGTTGCTCATTCTTTTTAGGAGTAGGCAGATTCTTCTCGAGCTTTTCAATCATTTTTTGTTTTTTATCCATCATAATGTTATTTATACAAAGCTAGCAATTGTTGCTGAAGCCCCCGATGTATTACCAACTACAGATTCTGGAGCAAAATAAGCAGAAGAATCATTTATAACAATTGTTATACCATCTATACTACCATCTCCAGGATCAACTATATTTACAGCTGATACTACAGTTCCGGTTGTTCCACTTGTTTGTCCTGTTATAGTTTCACCTACTGTAAATGTACCTGTTGCAACACCACATGTAAGTGTAAATTGATCTGGTTGGCTTAAGAAATCAATTGTTTGTAAGACTCGGTATTGTCCAGTGCCTGGAGTAGTTGAAGCAGATACTTCAGTATCACCTTTATCTGCAGTACTCGGATCTACTTCTAAGTTTATTCCTTCATAGAATAATGATGTTTGAGTCTTATCAAAGAAGTCTATATCAATTTCTTTGATAACAGCTTGACTAGCAGTTGGCCCATAAAACGTCATTTTCATTTGGAATTCTAGGGAATATGTTAATACTCTTCTACTAAGATAATCACCTTCATATTCATCAGCCATAGTTGTGCTTTGTAATATAATAGGTACGTCTTGTTTAAATGAAGTAAAAGTATCAACTGGTTTAACTGATACTGTATATTCAGGTGTAAAGTACGGCAATATCTGTTCTAATATTTGTAATCCATCATCTTGGCTCTTGGCCATTATGTTTAATTGTATACTAATATTATATGGTGTTTGTGTATCTATTTTATTTAATTTACTACCATCACTTGAATTTACTTCAGTAACTTTGTTTCGTTTATTTAATTTTTTATTAATATCATATTCTAATCCAGTAATCTCAAATGACATGCGTGGAAGCTTAATCGCCATTGAAGCTTTATCAGCATCCTGATCAATACGCGATAAGAATTTTTCCTTAGGTCCATAGGCAAGAGGAACTTTGATTTGATTAATTATTCCGCCTGCAGCGTTTTTACGCACAACGCTAATATTATTAAACATTGTACCAAATATAGCTACTGTTTTTCTTAAAGTTGAATGATAGAAATGGCCGCCAAACATTAGTAATTCTCCGATGGATCACCAAATGGATTAGATTCTGTAAAGTCTAAGAAATTATCACCTTCTAATTCGAATGTAATATTTGAAGCAGAACCGTCTTGAGGCATAAAGTTTTCAGCATTTGATGTATCTCCTATTCCATATACCTTTGTAACTGTAACATAATTCTTAGTTGTTACTCCATAAAGAGTTCCAGTTGTAAATTCTGTCATAGTTGTTGCACCAGTAACAGATATATTTGATACTGAAATTGTACCACCAGCTGTACCAGCTTTTGTAACTGACATAACTTCACCAGATACAACAACGCCATCTGAAACTGTCATGTTAACGATTTCGCCGCTAATAATATGGTTATTAGAAACTATAGTTGTATAATCCATAGCAATTTGATAAGCATTACTTGCTTGTAAATCATCTATAAAGTCATAACCAGTTTCTATATCTTCATCGTTATATTCGAATAATGAACATGAAAGTCTAAAAACTGGGACATTAGATAATTGATAAAATGGTAATTCATCTTCTACAAAAGTAATTTCAAAGAATGAATTAGATAATGGAAGAAATAAAACATCGCCTTCTTGTGGAGCTGTTGCTGTTACATCGTTATTAAATACACCAACAAATCTTTCCCACTGTCTTCTTGATATAACAAAGTTAACTTCGTCTCTTATTTCTAGACCAAATTTGCTATATAAATCTCCAGACCCTTGGAATCCTTCGCCTTCTTCAATATATG